ATTTGCGGACGCAAAAATCATACGAAATTTGATATGAAATTAAGTTCCTAAAAAAAACGGCTTGAAAACCGCTTTGAAAGCTGGTATCATATCAAAATGAGCAATGGAAAAGACAAAGAACCGACGCCGGAAGAAATAAAGGCTGTTATGTCATATATGGGCAAGATCGGCGGTAGCGCAACAATGGCGAAGAAAACCCCCGAAGAACTCGCAGAGTTTACCTCTGCTGGCGGCAAAGCCCGTGCTGCTTCTCTATCCCCAGAGCGTAGAAAAGAAATAGCAAAAAAAGCCTCACAGGCAGCCGCAAAAGCACGAACAGAAAAAGCAAAGGCCGCCAGAAACGCCAGACGTAACGCCAAAAAAGCCCAAAAAGCCAACACAAATACCGAGCTGTCAAGTAATCCTTGATAGCTCATTCCCAGCTATGCTTGCTTGCACATCCAATTAATTGAACACAAACAAGCAAGCATTTTGTATATTGGTAGACCAATGGTAGACCACCTGCTATCATTACGCCATGTTTACGAAAGATGATCGTAGTGAGGGTGGTTATCGTCGAGCGGCGAGGTTGCGTCCGGAGCGTCGCGTAGAGATAGCACGTAAGGCGGTCGAAGCACGTTGGGCAAAAGCGAGAGAGCGAGCTAAAGCGGCTGAGGAGCTGGATAGGCGTGCCAGGGAGATAGCGATTGAGTTATATGGCGACCCGTATATCGAACTGGAGAGCGTAGCGCGGCGATAGTGGCGGTATAATTGACGGTATATTGATATAGTATGTAGCGTAAGTTATGTACTATCAGTAGGTTACAGACGTATGGTGATAGACTATATAACTATCACACCTGTCATAACGGCCATCTGGATGTCCTCGCCTGCCTTGTCTGCCTGCGAGCCTGCGACGAGCATGCCTTGTCTGTTTTGTCCTGCCTTGTCTGCCTGATGCCGATGTCTTGATTCGACGCCTGGGTAAGATAGCAAATACCCGTAAGCTGTTGATATTATTGACGATGCGTGATGCCCCAGGCTGAACCAGACTCTGACCACAAACCAAAAGGGGGTAAACCGCGTTGTATTTGTATCTGTTACCCCTCGAACAATTTATTCCAATTTTTGGGTTGTCACCAACTGTCACCATTTGTTTCGTATAATAAAAAAAAAGTACCTTTGGTGAGCTGGCGGCGAAGCTCGTCGCGAACCCGCGCGATTTCAGCGCGTAGATCAAGTACCTTTGTGCATAACCCCTACTCATAGTAGTACCATATTTTTGGTTTATTGTCAAGGCTTATTAACGGTGACAAATGGTGAATTTTGTCACCATCTGTCACCATCTGTCACCATCTGTCACCATTTGTCACCATTTGTCACCATTTGTCACCATTTGTCACCATTTGTCACCGTTGACATATATGAAACGTGTCGCATTATATTTGTATGGGCATGAATTTGAATACTGGTAGACCAGAGGGTAACGGGACGGCGCTTGCGCATATTTCGGAAAAGTTATCTCCGAAAAAGCATGAAATAGTAAGGTTGTTCATATCTGGTATGAAAATTAGTGAAATAGCGGATAAGCTTGGTATAAAGAGCCGTGCCACGATTCATAATGCGCTTAATACGAGCGCTGCGAGGCGGATGATTGAAGGTGTAGAGAATCTTCAGGACACGTATGCCCTGCGCAATCAGAAAAAAGTTTGTGATTTAACAGAGAAGTCTTTGGATTTTTGTTTAAGCGTTCTTGATGGCTGTGACAAAAACGGTAACGAAGTTCGGGCTAGTGTTTCGCAGAAGCTTAGCGTGGCATTTGAACACTTGCGCGAGTATTCCGGTTTGCGGGTACCTACAAAGATTCAAAATAATTCTTCCATATCAATGACAATAGAAGATTTAGATAGGTTTAAAACTATCTATCGCAATAATGCGCCTGTAATTGATGCTATCGCAACGGAGGTTGAAGATGGACAGTGAAATGACGATAGATCCGCGATTACGCGAAATGGTTAAACTGCACGAAGGGCTTAGGCTTAAACCGTATCAATGCACTGCCGGGCGGTGGACAGTCGGTTATGGCCACAATTTGGAAGCTCACGGTAAAACGTTAATGGAAAGTATTACGCTGCAAGAAGCGGAGCAGTGGCTTGATAAAGACATAGAATCGGCACATAGCTCATGTATTGCCAATATGCCGTATTTTGGATTATTGGATGAGGTTCGCCGCGCCGTGCTGATAGACATGTGTTTTAACCTGGGAATTAACGGATTGTTGGGATTTAAGAAGACGCTCGGATATGTTGCAAACGGCAATTACACAACAGCGGCAGCAGAAATGCTGGATTCCAAGTGGGCGAAACAAGTTGGCTACCGCGCTATTCGATTGTCACAAATGATGGCATATGGCAAATGGGCTGCTGACATACCTTCGTAAGGAGATAAAAGATATGTGGAAAAAAATAGCATTAATAGTAGCAAGGATAGGACTAAGCCTGCTTGCGCCAAAGGTTGGCGGCGTGCTTAATGAGATTCAGAAAGTTGCGGAAGTTGCGCTGCCTATTGTGGAGAGCGTTGCAAAGTCCGAGATGGTTAAAAATGGCGATGACGTAAATCAAATAAAATGGAACAGCTCCATGGCGATGACTAAAGATGCCCTGCTCGACGCTGGCATAGCGCAAAAAAATCACATCGTCGAAAGCGGCGTACAACTTGCGTATTCGCTTATCAAGGACAAGATAAAGAAATAATGTTCCACATTCGGGAAGAAATTAAAAACTATCCAGAAGTGATGGCGGGGCTTAACGATTGCTCAAAATCGACCAAAGCTCTGGCGAAAGTATTTTTCGAGGAACGCTTTAATCTACCATTCGCGCCGTCTATTCATGACAAGATATTTGAGTTAATAGACGGGCCTGCAAACAGAGTGGCTATTGCCGCCCCGCGCGGGTTTGGCAAAACATCACTTGTCGCGCTTGCTTTTATGGCGCGGTATATCCTGTTTGGAATAACTCCGTTTATTGTTTACATAAACAAATCGCATGACGCGGCAAGTCTGCAAACTGAAAACCTTAAACGTGAATTATTGTCCAACGATTTGATAAAAAAAATATTTGGAAACGTAAAGCCTGAAGCAACAGATGATTTCGAGGAAGAGTTTTCTAAAAAGGCATGGGTTGCGCAGGGTACGCGCGTAATGCCTCGCGGCACAGGACAGCAAGTCCGCGGCATACTGCATAAAAATTCACGCCCTGGGTTGTTTGTTCTTGACGATATTGAAGACCCGCAGCAAATAACCAATGAAGATTATCGCAGGAAAACTTATGAGTGGCTTTACGCGGATGTAATAAAAGCCGTGCCGCAAGTCGGTAAGGAAAGCGAATCGTACAAAATCGTCTATATCGACACACTTAAGCACGAAGATTCCATACTTCAGCGCCTCATTGAATCACCAGACTGGGAGAGCGTTCGCCTGGAGGCTTGCGACGATGACTTTAATCCAACTGCACCAGAATTTCTGTCTCGTGAAAAAGTTCTTAAGGAGTGGGAGGATTACAGTAATGCAGGTCAATCGGATGTCTTTTTCAGGGAAATGCGTAATCTTCCAATCTCCACACAAGACGCATCCTTTCGTGATGAGTATTTCCGATACTACAACATACCAATGGGAACTTATTTCAGAGAAGGCATCGACACTTCAATGACCGAATCCCAACTTAATGGTTCGCAAAGTATCGAAAACGTCGTTCTTGTTGATCCTGCCAAAACGGTTAAATCTACCTCTGCCGATACTGCTATCATAGGAATTGGCATAGACAGGACAAGCCAACGCATTTACATCAGAGATATTGACTGCGGCAAGTGGTACCCAGATGAACAATACGAACGTACACTTGAAATGATAAAACGCATTCGAGCGCGCGCGCTCGGATGGGAAGTTACAGGCTTGGGCGAATATGCAAAACAACCGCTTACTAATTTCTTCCACTCCAGAGGATTTTTCATTGACATAAAATGGCTGGATGCCCGCGGCGGACATGGAGAGGAAAAGGGTAAGGCAATGCGCGTCCGTTCCCTCGTCCCTTATTACCGGCAGGGACAAATCTACCATAACAAAAGCTGCGCGAACATTCCCGTACTCGAACAACAATTGCGGATGTTCCCGCGAAGCAAAAGATGGGACGTAATGGACGCAACCGCTTACATCGTTCAGCTACTGGAAGAGGGCGGGCGTTACTTCTCTCCTATCTACGAGGACGCTGACTCTATCGAGGCCGAATACGCGGACATAACCTACGACGCGCCTCTCACTTACGGAGATGGGTGGATATGAAGTACGGAGGTAAAAGTCATGAGCTTTAAGATTGGGCAAGCCGCGTGGCTTGGCGAACTTCAAGAACACCTTGACGAATTTCTTACGAAAGGACACAGCCTTGCGATTGATTACGATGGCCTTGGACCGCTTGGCGATACAAAGGGCGAGGTGGTCAACCTTATCGGAACTGGTACGAGCGTTCTGGAAACGGTCACTGTTACATTCACTTCTGGAACTGCTTATAGTGTTGTGGGCAGTGTTAGTGGTGCTCTCGGAACTGGTTCAGTTGGTAACGCGTTTCATGGGTCGGTAGTAGAGTTCGTCATTTCGCCAGGCGTCACGCCGTTTTCAGGTGGTGACGTGATTAAGTTTGTGATGACCCGGCCGTGGGAACGGTTGAGAAAAGCAAACATCAAGGGGCCTAATTGGGACGCGGGAGTTGACTTTGCGTTGGCATTCACCGAAGGTGACGAGTATTGGTACAAAGCGCCTGGCAATACGGATGAAGATGAGATTTTCATCGGTATGCAACGCTTCGCCAATAACATCGGCGATTATGACAATCTCTATGTAATGGGCGCTGTTGGGTTTGAGAGCGAATTTACTCACGAATCCCAGCCAAACTGCCGTGGCGCGTATGTACCGGCGCTGCGCATAGGCGCTATGCCGTACTGGTTCTTTGCCGACGGTGAGCGCGTGATGGTGTTCATTCGTAACACGTCGGTTTACACCGGGTTATATGCCGGCTTTATTAAGCGTTATTGGCCTAAAGAGCAATATCCATACCCATTGGCAATTGGCGGATCGATGAGGTTTACTACGAATCCTGCTGCCAACTCTGCGAACTGGAGGTTTTCTAACACTTCGATAAATCATCATCTGTTTGGTCAGACGCCGGCTAGTACTCTCGGACTTCAGTCCAGCTGTATGTTAAGAGACCCGATTGGACGCTGGATACCGGTTGGGACATCGATTAATAGCGGCACCCTCAGCTCCTCCGATAGTTATAGCAATTTTCCACTAACAGGCATTGGCAACGTGTTTCCGTGGGGCGGCGGCGGAAGATTTACCGCTATCTATCGTAATCTAGACAATTCCTACGCACTGTTTCCGACGTCAATCAGTGAAGTCTTTGCGGAGATGACTATCTTGGATACTTCATCGTGGAGTATGGACAATCTTCGTAACAGGCTGTACGGCCTTTATAGAGGCATGCAACAAGGAATGTGGCAGCTTGGTGAGTTTTCCGGAATGTTCGCCATAACAGGCTACGAAAATGGTTCAGAGAACATAATAAATCTCGGAAAACGCCGTTACGTAGTTATACAAAACGCGCATCGTACCACACCTGATGCTTATCGCGCGATTGAATTGGCGTAAGGATTAAATCATGGCATACACAACAGGTAATTACACTAACGCGTCAGACGCCCTGCAGGCAGCGATAACGTGGCTGCAAGGACTCGGCTGGACAATACATCAGAACTCAACCACAGCCACAACTCGCAGGGCGCATTTGTCGAAAGGCGGTATGTATATCCACCTCCTGGCTACGTCCGGCACAGCTAATCCGTGGGCGTATGCGTTGAGCGGCACTGCGTCGGCAACTGCTGAGGCGATATGTATATACTCCAGCACTGGTTACGATGCGGGACTGGCGTGGAACGCGCAACCCGGCGGCCCGATTCAGTCCGGGCAGACGTATAACGTCGGGGCTGGCACGAGGCTGTCTGCGGAAGGCGGTAGATACGATTTCTATTCCGACCCTCTGGATAATGTCATCCTGATATTCGAGGGATTGGCGGTTCTGCCTGTACATCTTACCTCATCCAACGCAGATTCAAGCACAATCCATCCGTTAAACTGCGGTTACGTTGGTTGGGGCAGGCTGAAAAAGTATGGAGAGTACGCTGGCGGAGATTATTTCTTCGGCTCCGTTGCAGGCAGGCATGTGCTGACTCAGCAGTATACGAGCGGAACCGGTTCAACCTACATGCGCTCAAGCATCGACTTGCCGGCGCTGTGCCCATTTTCTGATACGCATTATTCCTACGTATCAACCGCTTATGACGCCAACTGGTGGGTGTACTGCGAAATACCCGAAGACAGTTGGTCTGGCTGGGCAAGTATGTCCGCCACAAACACGGCAGGTTCCGGACGCACCGGTAAAACAGCGGCCAGCGGCGTTCCAGGTTACAACCCAGCTCCTAGAAGCTTGCTGGGCTTAGACTTGGTAACGCCAATAAACATGGGCTCTTTAGCAATTCAGCCTTTACCGCTTTACATATTCGTTAATCGCGCTGTTGCAACAGCGTTGTGGTCTCCAATTGGCGAAGCGCCTGAATTACTCGGCTTTAATGTAGTGCAGTTCATGGCTTCATGGAATCTCCCACGCCGGCACGTAGCGAAGCGCGACGGAATCGAATACGTACTTTACGACAACTGGATTGTGCGAAAATATGTCTAGCCACCTCTTCCAACCAGATATGCTGCCCGGAGTAACGCGCGATGGCGCAGGAGCCATACCGTGGAATGTCGCCGTCGACGCGCAGTTTCAGCCTGCGCCAGTACCGCAAAATCCATTAGAGCGCATTGCCGCCGCGCCACTACTCACAACGTATGGTTTACGGCTACTCGTGACGTATGAAGAGGCGTCCAGAATGTTACGCGGCGCTGGAGCTGCGTCATTCGGACGCTCCGTATGGGGACGCCCGGAAGGCTGGAGTAAGAGTTGGCGCGAGCCAGAGTCTCAACGCCCGCAAATCCGCGTGTGGAACGGCATATTTGGCGAGACGCGTTTTGGCGCAATAGCAGGGATGTGGCCGGAACTTATTACTTACGCTTGGCCGAGTACTGTCCCGCGCGGCACGCCAAGCATCCTATTTTGGGAAACGCGCTACGCAGACGATGTGTGGATTTCACAAGGTATTGGCTTGCAGGAAACACAGGGAATGATTCCCGTCGCGCCGCGCATAACAACCGCATATGTTGTGTTGGCGATAGGCCGTTCCGGCGTAACCGGCGCAATCGTCGTCGTTACAGTGTTCGTCGCGCCGCCAAGCGGCGGTGACGGAGGTCCATTTGACCTCCAAAAATGTTTCGCAAACGTAGGAATCAACAACATCCAACGAGACGATAAAGGTCGCCTCATAATCGAAGTATCAGCAGAGGAGGCGCAGTAATGGACATAGGTACAGGCGTAGCGATAGGCGGAATGGTACTTGGCTGGGCATTCACACTCGGTAAGTACACCATGTCCCACAAAAAGATGGACGAGGAGATAAAAAGGCTCGAAGCCAAGATATGCAAAGACATTGAAGATACGGACGCAAAAATGGTTCGTAATCTCGAAAAGATTTACCAAAAACTCGAAAGCGTTCCAACCTCTCCATGTCGAACGATGCAAGGATGCCAGTTCAATGACAAGATAGAGAGCAGATTGGATTCCATTGTCGAGAAAGTGCACCGGTTGCACAAACGGATGATTTCGATAAGTCATGCCGTCTCAGGCTCCAGCGGCCAAAGCAGAGAAATAACTAAATCTAATTTACCGTAAGGAGTCAAACACACTATGTTGCAAGATATGCACAGAGAAGAAGTTAGCGGAAAAGGCTTTATTTACCACGCGCCGGACAGGTATCGCGGCGCTAGCGGCACAGGAATCGCGGGCATCATTTTGGGCGGCGCAGGCGCGGCGCTCGGCACAGCCGCTGTCGCGAAGCTCGCGGGTAAGATGAACAAACACGAATGCGGGCCGCACTACGGCGGCTACGGCTACGGAGCGTACCCCGCTCCCTATGCGCCGCAAGCGCCTGTCGTTGTGGTGAAAGACGAGGGCAGACATGACCACGGTTACTGTGGCGAAGGCGAACGCCTCAGCGATTACCGGTACAACTCGCATGAATATGAGAGCAAGGAAGCCGCGCGCCTGCGCGAGGAGATCGCAAAGAAAGACGCCGAACTTGCCAAGAAAGAAGCAGAGTTCTATGCCTTCCGCGCCGCGGACGACGTCGAAGACAAACTCAACGCGCGTATCACGCATGTTGAGGGCAAGCTTTCCGAACGCATTTGCGATGCCGAAAAGGGTATCGTAGGCATCCGCCACGACCTTTCCTGCCTCGGCACAACCACCCAGCGCGATTACCGCGAAGTCAATGCCAGAATATCGGGAGTAGTCGAAAGCACAAACGCAAAGTTCCGCGACACATACGAAGATTTCAAAACCGGCGACCGCGAATTGAGAGCGTTCTGCGATTGCACCTTCGTTCCACAGGAGAAAGGCTACATGGACGGACGTCGGGTGAATTTCCACCGTTGCGAACCAGTCGTTGGCACGCAACGCCAAAATCTCTGCGTATGCAACGAAAACCCCTGCGACCGCGATGATCGGCGCAACGACCGCCGCGAAGATTTCGTAGGCTAGGAGACACCATGCTACGACCTATCGACCTTCTCGTAACTCCAGGCACTTCGGTCACCATCGTTGTGCCGCCCGTAGACCTTCACAACGGTAAAGGTTTCGTGCTGGACTTCGTTCTAAGCGACCCTGCGAACGACGCTCTTCAGACGGCGGAAGGAACAGAGGCAGTTAGCATACAGGTGGGGGCAGGGGGTACTATATACCCGCTGCTCACCCGCCTGGGCAACATCTTCTATTCCGACAGATTGTTCAGAAACATAAAGTATGAGCTGGCCTTCGCCACCAACGGCGCTCCGGCAGCCATACTCCATTTCATAAACCTCAATACGCCGCGCCTGGCGCGTCCGTACAACCCTGGCAGAGCGTCCACTCCGCCAGAAACGCCGCCGGCGTAACAAGTTAGGAGAGATATGATTACTAAGACAGAATTTGTAGACGGCGTCATCGGTTTCGTAGAAACTCACATGCTTCCAAAATTCCAGGGCTGGCAAAGCTGGAGCGTGAAGGCGGCGCTATTCACCTTTAAGCTCCGCGCTGATGCCTTCATGGATATGGCCATGCGCTATGCCGAACATCCCGCGGTGAAGCACCTGGGCTTGATGGACGAACAAGGTCGCATAAACATCGACCTGCTCCTTCAAGTCGTTGAGGGTACCAAAGCCAGTATGCCTAATCCGATATGGGATTCCGGCGAAGGGACTACGCTTACTCAAATCATAGGCCGAATCGTTATCGAGCCAGAGTTAATCGTATCTCTCCTTTCATCTATGAAGAAAAAAGGAGCCTTTTAACACTATGCACGCACCGAAAGTACATGAACTGATTCACTGTGAGCTTGAGAAGGTTATGGAGCATTTCTGCAAACACGGGCTGAACCGCGCCGACATCGAACTCATGCACACACTCGTCCATATCGAGGAATACCTCGATGACTGGATGAAAGAAGAACCGCACACATACCAGAGAACTTCATAAACGTATCACTGCTCTTATTCTCGAACGCGCGCATGAGGCGCGTGCCGCTATCCTCCACCGCGAGCCGTTATGGCGCTCGATGGATCAGAAATTAAAAGCGTATGTGCGTCCGGAAGTGATTGAGAAAATGCGGAAGGCGCAGGAACGCGAGGAGAAAATGCCATGCTTAGTGGAAGAGGAGAGAATCGTTTTTCCCTATACCTACAGTATGCTGGAAGGGCTGCTGACGTACCTGACGTCGGCGTTCATTCAAGACCCGATATTCCAGTACGAAGGCGTGGAGGGGGATGATGTGATAGGAGCAGCTCTTATGGAGCTGGTAGTGCAGGTGCACTGCAACAAGAGCAAAGTGGCGCTGGCGATACACACGGCGCTGAGAGACGCCCTGGCCTACGGTTACGGAGTGGCGATTCCGTCGTGGAGACGGCAGATCGGGATGGAAGTAATCCGCACCGCGACGCCTGGAGAACGCATATTTATACCAGACCAACTCCTATACGAGGGTAACGCGCTCGATACCATTTCTCCGTACATGGTGTTCCCCGACCCGAATGTGAGTTCCGTAGGCATACAGGACGGAGAGTTTTTCGGCTGGCTGGAGCGTACCAACTATATGCGCCTTGCGACGGCGGAGAATGAGACGGAGAGCGAGTATTTTAACGTAAGGTATTTACGCCAGGTACAGCAGGGACAAAGCGCTCTGGCGTGGGATTACTCGGTCGATAACGCGCCCGGCTCAAGAGGACGATACACAAGCGGAAACGCCGCCAACCCGATTGACGTGATAAAGATGTACGTAACGCTGATTCCAGCGGAATGGGAGCTGAGCGAGAATGAATACCCGGAGAAATGGTATTTTGAGCTTGCCAATGACAGCGTTATCATTCGCGCCCATCCTGCCGCGCACGCGCACGGTATGTATCCTGTTGCCGTAGCAAGCCCGGAGTTCGATGGTTACGACGCGTTCCCGATAGGCCGCATGGAGATACTTAACGGACTTCAGGATACGCTGGATTTTCTTTTCCACTCGCACATTATGAACGTCCGGAAGGGCGTAAATAACCGATGGATAGTTGACCCGCAGCGAATCAATATTCACGACCTGATGGATAACAGCGCGGGCGGTATCATACGAACGCGCCGCGACATTTGGACGGGCGGTATCTCTGACGCGATACAACAAATGCCTGTCAACGACGTTACGCGAAACAATATAGGCGATTCGCAATACATAACAGGCTGGATGGATCGTATCAGCGGCGCGGACGCGGCAATGCAAGGCTTCCTGCGCCAGGGCGGGCCGGAGCGCCTCACCGCGAAAGAGTTCCTGGGAACGCAAAACCAGGCGCATGGACGCCTTGCGCGGCTCGCTCAAAGTATCTCAATGCAATTTATGCAGGACATCGGGAAGATGTTCGCCATACATACCAAGCAATTTATGAACGACGACACCTATGTAAAGCTGGTCGGCAGACATGGCGAACGCCTCCAACAGCATTTCTACGGCGCCGTGACGCACCGCGTGACGCCGGATGAGCTTAACATCGATTATGACCTTCTGATGCGCGACGGTTCGCTGCCTGGCGGGCAGGGAGCGCAGGTAATGATGCAACTGTTCGACATTCTTGCGGGAGTGCCGGAGCTGGCAATGCAGTTCGACGTACCGCGCATCTTTTCATACATCGCTACGCAGTTCGGAGTAAAGAACGTTGACGATTTCAGAAGACAACTACAACCGCAAACAATGCCGGATGAGCAGGTTGAAGCCGAAGCTCAAGCCGGTAATCTCGTACCGCTGCAAGGAGTGGCATGATGGAAGAGAAGAAAGAAATTAAAAAGAACGTGATTCGCTCTTCAAAGGGAGAGCTGGAACAGTTCATGCAAAGCATGGTCTGGCAGGACATTCTCGACGAACTCAAAGTGATGATCGAACGTTCGCAGAAGGAGCTTAGCGACCTGCCGACTCAGGCAAGGCTGGGGCTGCTTCCCGCCGGGTCGCTCGAAGTCCGTCTCGGCGGAGTTGACGCCAGCATCAAAGCATTTACATGGATGGCAGATAACATGCTTCTCGAGATGATACAAGACCTCGATGAAGACCCGAACGCGGCTGCGCCTGCGGACGCCGCTCCGGTTAATGAGATTCCGCAGGGACCTAAGCCCTTCACGGGCACTTTAATGTAAATAGAGGATAATAATATGGACCCGCAAGATGTAGACACACAAAACAGGCAAGCGCTGAATGCAATGTTAAATGACATATCCGGCATCGATGTCGGCAACGCGCTGGAAATAATGAACAACGAAGAACCGCAGGATGGTTACGATGCGGACGGTGATGCGCTGCCGGCGATACCGCCCGATCCGCGTATGGCGCAACAGCCCGATCCGCGCGCTCAGCCGCGGCAGGATGAGGAACTGCACGATCCCGACATAGCCGCGCTATTCGCGGGCGGCGGCGGCGATTCCGTGCAGACCTTGCAACTTCAGCAACAGATTGCCGCGTTGCAGGCGCAACTCACACAGATGCAACAGCAGAATCTCCAGCAGCAGGCGCAAGCGCCCGTCGAATATATCAACGAGGCAGAGTTCGAGGAACTCCTGGCCAGCCCAGCAAAATTGAACGCGAAGTTAAACGCCGTAGCCCAGGAAGCCGCAAAACGCGCGGTCGAGCAGGCTACGGTGTACACGCATGGAATGATAAATCAGCAGGCGCAGACAACGCAGGCAGTAGAAACATTCTACGCCAAAAATCCCGACCTGAACGCATACCGCGACGACGTCAGGGACATTGCCGGCAAGCTGATAAAACAGAATCCCAACCTCAACATGGCGCAGCTTCTGGAAAAGACAGCAAAAGCTACGAGGTGGTACAGAAAACTCCCAACTCCAATCACTGGTCGGCGCGGCGGAGCGCAGGCCAGGGGAGTCTCTCAACTCCCGCAACGCCGTGGCGGCGCAGCGGGAAGTCCGCAAAACAACCAGGGCGCAATGACAGCTCATGAAGCTGAAATTGACGCAATGTTAAAAGTAGCCGGGATTTAACCTCGGCTCCCAACATAAGGAGAGAAACTAATGGGTTTCTTAGGAATGCGAGGGACTGGAGATTGGGTCCCGAATCAACGTAAACTTAGCTGGCGCGAGATGATTCTCCGCCTTTACCCCAACGGACGAGCGCCGCTCACGGCGATGCTCTCCAAAATGAAGAAAACGCCTCTGGACGATCCGACGTTCAATTGGTGGGCGAAAATCTTCAGCTCTGTACAAGGCCCGGTGACCGCCACTACGCTGGCTACCACCGCCACTATTGGCACGGAGTTCACCGTTACGCTTGGCACTCGTTCCGCTGCTGCCGCGGATGGGTCTATGCCTCCGCTTGCCATACCTCCCGGCAAGCCCGGCGCGAAGCAGCAGCAGCCTGAATCTATTCTCGGCGGCGTTACCAGCCCCAACCGCATGGATCGTCCGGCCGGGAACGAAAGGACGAACATAGAGTCATACATGACTCTCATTCGTCCCGGTCATCAAATGCTCCTGCTCAGTAGCGGCAACGCGCCTTTCTCACTCAATGCGAAGGTCGTTTCACTTGCTGCCGGAGCTGATGCAAACACCACAGTAGTCACGCTTCGCGCGCTCGAAGCTCCGTACGGACTCGGCACGTCCGACACCGTGGACTACTTCATGATCGTCGGTAACATTAACCCCGAAGGCGGCGAGATGCCCGACGCAATATCCACCGACCCCGTGCAGATTTGGAACAACACCCAAATCTTTAGAACTCCGCTTTCGATTACGCGCACCGCTCGCAAAACACGTCTGCGCACTCCTGAGCAGTACCAGGAATCGAAAATGGAATGCCTTGAAATGCACTCCGTCGAAATGGAACTCGCGTTTCTTTTCGGCGTGCAGAGCGTCCGCCTCGGCGCGAACAATCAGCCCGAACGAACGACTATGGGGTGGGAGAATTTCACCAAGAAGTTCGCCCCGAACAACGTGTTCGACGCGACCGCCGCCACAAACCCAAGCGGCCTCGCCCAGCGTCCCGGCGGCTGGACTGCCGAATCTAACGGCATAACCAACGGCGAGCGCTTCCTTGATGATGTGTTCGAGTACATTCTCCGTTACGGCGGAAGCGACCGAACCATTCTCTGCGGTAACGGCGTTGTTCGCGGTTTGAATGACATTCCGAAAGTCGCCGGAACAATTCAGATCGCCCCCAAACAGCAGACCTACGGTCTGCGCGTAATGGATTGGGTTACTCCTTACGGGAACTTCAATCTCCTTACGCATCCGTTGTTCAACGCGAATCCTCGCTTGCGCAACACCGCGTTCATCATGGACACGCAGTCGCTCGAATTTCGTTACATCGACGACACAACGTTCTTCGGCGAAAGCGGCAAAACCCGCGCAGAGGGTACTGGACACAACCGCATCGACGGCATTAAGGAAGAGTACCTGACCGAAGCCGGTCTGGAGTTTGGCCTTCCCATGCTCGGCGCGATTATTTACAACTTCGGCAAAGACCGCGTAGCGGCGTAGTCGTCAATAATGCCAGGTAAGGGAGAAATTCTTCCTTACCTGGTGTGCTAAGAGGTCGTCATGGATTTACTTACGATAAGAAAGCTGTTCAGGGACATGAGCGGTCGTTATGACCTCGTAAATGACGACCTCTCGAATAATGATGAACTGAACGGCGGCGCGGATGTGTTTATCAATGAAGGTTCGAGGTGGCTGGACAGACGCACTATTATCGAACGTTCATGGATAACGCATCCGCAGTGGGTAACGCGGGGAACCTGGGTAGTACAGTTTCCGACGGCGCGTTCCGTGCAGCAGGTAAGGGTTAATGACGCGCAGGTTGCGCGAGTGTCCCTGGCAGAGCTTATGACAACTATCAATCAGCGGCGCGGCGAGCTTAGCGATGGCATTCCAGTAAGCTATGCGCTGGTTGCCACAAAGCCTCTCGCTGCGCCGGTGAATGTCTCGGATTATCAGGAGTTCTTCAGTACCCTGGAGTTGACGCCGGATACGCGGGAAGAGGCAAACACGGTTATCTTCTCGTCAATGGTTCCAACTGTGGGCGCTATGGTGACGGTTGTGGCGAAGTTTTATCAGAGGATGCTGAAAGATGATGATGACGTGAATTACTGGTCTCGTACGCATCCGGTGCTTTTGGTGAATAGCGCTGTACGTCAATCCCACATTGCAAGCGGGAATAAGGCATTGCTGGACATTATTAATCAGGAGATTGATAAAGACCTTGCGGCAATGAGCACCGACCGGATTGAAGATGATACATGGGGCGCTGTGCAGATGAGGAGTAATTACTGATGAGCGAAGATGTGGTAGAAGCTGCCAAAGAAGTGGCGTATGTGGAGATTTCGCCGGTACAGTTTGACGCGATTGTGGTTAAGGCGTCGGAAATGGCCGCGGAATTACTCGCTACGCAGTTCCAAATGCTTGCGAAGATTCAGACCGAGTTGGTTACAAACGTAAAGGGCTTGTATGAGCAGAATCCCGCACTCAAGGGCAGGCACGATGAGCTGGGCGGGATGATGAGGAAACTGGTGACGGCGAATCCCAAACTTGACTGGAAGGATGCGCTTGACCGCGCGGCCAAAGAGGTGCTGAAAAATGCCAACTGATCCACGAGGGGAGTTCAGCCATTCCATTAGCGCGGATATGCTGAAGAATGGGCTGATAAGAGATGAGCATCTGGCGCGGGACAAGAACTTCCTTGCGGAATGCGATATGGTTGTCGGGTACGCGGGGTCGCTTGCGACGGTGCCAAATCTCGTAAGCGCTATTGTGCCAGACCTTCCTGAGTGTGAATGGCCATTCCCGCAGGTAATTACGACGCAGAGAGCGCTCTTTATTTGCACGGAGCAGGACATTTATACGTACTCCGGCGGGGCGCTGAATCTCATTTGGAGCGGTGACGAAAACTACTGGCGATGGACGGTACTTGACCATATCACCGATGTTTGGCTTGCCAATGGCCAGCACGTCCTGCGGTATAACGTGGCTAAGGGAGAACTGACGCCGGAAGAGCCGCATGGCGGTGAAGTGGACGTCGGGATTCCAAACTTTGTGTGTTCGACCACCTATAACGGACAATCAATTATAGGCGGTGTCACTGTGCCGGAACCTTCTCTCGAAACTCCGCCTTCCGCTACAAGCGACCAGGTCTGGTTCAGCGTTCCTGGTGAAATGAACTTCTCGCTGGATGAGCGCAACATGAGCGGACGCCGCTCCGCCGGCGCTCATTGCGATTGTCTTTGGATGGAAAAGCTTGGACAAAAAGTTATTGTATTTTCATCTCACGGTACTGACGCTCTGTATCCAGCGGATGTTGGCTGGGGACTTGAGCATCTTACGGATTATGGTTTGTTCAGTCAATGGGCTATCACAAGAGCTGACGAGGGTACTCTGTGGTTCATCGACAGCAGAAGGCATTTAATGGAAATGAACGCCGATGGGCTGCGCGACCACGGATGCGAGATGTGGTTTGACGTGAAAGAATGGGTATTGAGCTGGGACCCTCGACACAAGCTGCTCTATATCTGCAATGGCGCGGAAGGGTTCGTTTACAATCCCGATGAAGAGTCGCTTGCGCGGGGCGTCGCGGGCATTAGCGGAATTACTTCGAGTAACCTGGTGGTAGGCAATGCTGGAACTGTCGCGCCCGGCGCGATTAACGTTACTACGAACTGGTACGACTTTGGCAGTCGGGCGTACAAGACGATTCAACGCGTGGAATACTCAATGGCGGTGGAAAACGCGCGTAACTGCCTTCAGGGCGCTATTGACTTTCGTACGGATAATGAGAGCGCATGGCGGACTACGCCGTGGAAACGCATTTGCCCAAGCGGCATTCTTTGGACGCCGTGTTATGGCGTTGAATTTCGTATTCGCGCGCGTTCCCGTGGAGCGCTTACTCAGCAAGGACACCTCGATAACATCCGCGTTATAGGGACAATCCACGGTTACGATTTTCTCAACGCGATTGGATGGGCTCCAAACGCCAATTCACCAACCAGTGCGGGGTAATAATTATGGCTGACCAGAAGACAGAAACTGTAGTTCGCTACGCCGAATATCTGGAGGATACCCACAAGCGCATAGTGGAGGCAATTGAACCGGTTGCGTTTACTATTGCTAATGAACTGAACCCGTTTGCTACGTTCGCGCCCTGGGACCTTGACCAGCTTTACATTGACCCTTCGATGAAAGGACAAACTTTCGAGAGTTGGTTGGCGGAAATGGACTTAGTCGGCACATTTGGTCCCGTCACATATGTGCCTAATCCGGCGTATCCTTCAGACCCAAGCGCTAATCCGACAGTTCCTTCATACACAGAAACACAAATGCGCATATGGGAACGCTGGGAACGCGAGCGTATGCCGACGCTCTTCGGAGTGTGGCGTAACAACGTTCTCAATCTGGATGTAGTAGAGCTGTGGGCAGAAATGGTGGCAAGGGCATCGTATGCCGCTCCTCCAATGCCCGTCCTGCCTTCAATGCCGACAATGCCTGACGTGCCGGACGTAAGCGCTTCAACAGCGCCAGTACCGACTATGCCTGAAATGCCTTCCGAACCGGATTGGCAGACGTGGGTTGAGAATGCCGTAAGCGCTCGCAGGGCATTTCTGCTGCATGAATTTGATACGCAGATTGATCCGCGTATTCGCGCGGGTATGCGCGACTCAAATTCGATAACGAGTTCTTACTATGTCGTGGCGCGCGAAGCAGCGCTCTCACATCATCTTCTCCAACTGAATGAATTTCAGGCGCAGCTTGAGTTAAAGAAGCCAGAATATGAACTTCAACGGTATGGTCTGGGATTTAAAAAACCTGAACTTGAACTGCAACACGCGTCGCTGGCGATGCAAAGAGATGACGTGGCGACAAGGCGCTATGAACTTGCGCTGCGAATACCCGCCCTTCACCTACAGCATGGCGAACTCGCGCTGCGTTATGGGCAGTTGCTATTATCTCAATACGAACTCATGCTGAAGTCAGTAGCACATGGCACTGATGTTTGGCGCTCAATGCTTCAATGGCACGTAAGTATTCCTCAAGAGTACGGGAAGGCGCTCGTAGCCTATGGCGGACAGCGCGCCGACATTGAAGGACATGTTTACGAGCTTAGCGCTAAAGGGTGCCTATGGCCATTTACTGCGTTAGGCCAACTGTCCACCGTCCTCGCCGCGCTCACCACAGGCTATTCAACATCTACTGTTGCCGGTGAAGCCGGCGGTACGGCAAAGAATCGCTGGGCGGGTGTTGCAGGCGGAGCACTCTCCGGCGCCGCCGCCGGTTCAGTCGGCGGACCGTGGGGAATACTTATCGGCGGTGTCGTCGGCGCAGTCGGAGGAGCATTTGCATGAGATTTTATGGATTTGGCTCTGGTAAGGACGGGCTTCACCAAACTGAAGCATTGGTAGATCTAATGGCTCATGCGCAGAATCGTTTTTCTCACATTGTAGCGCCAGGCACTGATTTATCAGGCGTCAGTACCAACGATCCATTTCCAGACTACGGCCTACGCGCGCGCTTCGATACTGGCTACGGTCTTGGGAGTTCCACGCGTGTACTAATGTTGTATATAAACAACCTAATCATGCGCAATTGGGAATTACGCGATAACATGCCTGGCGCAGACCGCGCTGGCACTAACTGGGATGTTGGCGGAGGTAATTCCAATGCAAAGCACTGGGTCATGTGGTCTTGGGAAGTAAACGCGTTTAAGCCAGCTGGCGGATTCAACGCATGGATGCACCAACATGACGCTATGACAATACTTGATTCGTTTATTGGAAACTCCGTGCTTGGCGGCTGGACAGGATTATTCTATCCTAACGCATTTGGTTCAATTTCCCCAGCCAACATGCCCACCTTGCACCCACAGCGGGATACGGAAATTCTAAACCAGCTACGTGCCCACATCGGCGATAGGTCATATGACTGGATTAGCGACGATGCAAAACGGCGTTATAAGTTGCTCATCAAAATTTCAAACACGCTTTCGTCTGATGACATCACATGGTGTCTACCAGTCAAGGCTGTAAGCTCTGATGACAGAGAGCAGTTAATAAGCGTTGTACAACAGATGGCCGCGTCAGAGCATGGCCCGTTTAACCTATTTACACAATATCTGATGGCTTACTATCTACCACAACGCGCGTCTAACGAGTGGGGAAGTTCAGCGCCATACATGACAACCTCAAGCGTCAATACGCCGTACAGACGCAGAGAGAGTAGAATCAATCTGCCATCCGTAGCCAGTCAGGCGCAAAGCTGGGCGCAGTCGATAATGAATACCATAGCCCGCGATGCGTCTGGCGACGATGTCGTAAGCCGCGATTGGGTATGGGCTATACGTAACGGATACACATGGAAGAATAGGTGGAACGTAGAAGATGGACGCGGATTCTTTGGGGAACCCATTGTATCGAACCAGGCATTTGGCCTCCTGCAACGGCTATATAACCAGCAGCGCAGAGCTCCTGTAGACATACTCGACCAACCCATAATTCCGAGCGCGGGCGATGGCGGCTGGGTCGAGGGTGAGCGGACAATGGTATTGATAGAACCACTGCTGCCAGTACAAATCAGTGTTGGGCAAAGCATCGAAATAAAAATCCAGGTAAATAATACATTCGTAATCTGGCCGCAGTACGCCGGACTCGACAATATCCCGTTTTTCATTGGCGCGCGAGACGATAGAGACGACTTCGGAATATCCGCGCGGCGCTTTGTTCCTGGCCCCAACCAGCTTGGTCAGCACAGTCTTGTCATGCAACAGGGTAGTGGTGATGCCCCAACGTCAGTAATAGTTATCATCAATGTTGTAGCCGCCGCTACCCACGGCAATGACCAGTTGTGGCTAGAGTTTGATGAAATTATACATTCAAACGGTAATCATTACGTACATGTTGTTGCCCAATGGACAACCGAAATTGGCAGCGACTACGATGTAGACCCGGCGTGGCACGTCGGCCAGTTCTATCCTGACCCCGCATTTGTCTGGTACTGGTTTCCCGGCGGAGTGGCTACCGCACAGACCAACCAGCCTGTAAGTCGCACGGACGATGGGACAACAGCTACATTTAAGACAGAGGCATGGTTCGGTGTTCCGAATGGTAATGCTGACGTAGGAACAGCGCGTGATGTTCGTGTGCTTGTGCGTCCTATCGGGCCTGTTGTCCCACCCATATTTGATGTGAGTTTCGTATATTTAATTCAAGGTACTTGGTAAGGAGGTACAAAAATGGGAAGTTTCTTAATGCCGCTACTTCAAGCGCTTGGGCGAGGCGCAGGCAACGTGGGCGACTGGATGCAAACCCCTATGGGCAGGCAGTTAATGGCTCAGACTGGAATGGCTATCGGCGGGCAAGACAACATTGCCGCGCAGGGCCTTGGCCAGATGGCGCTGGGCGACGTTGCGGCGAAGCAAAATGCCGCCGCGCTTGCCGCTAATCAATCCATGCAGGACGCCAGACTTGAGCGCATTCTTGCCGCGCTTGGCAGTCGCGGAGGCGGAGTTGCTGGCGGCGCGGATGTCGTGGGCGCAACTCCACGCATATCCAGTGATATGCTGGCCCGCGCGGCAGAGATGTGGAATCTACCTGCCCTCGACCAAAGCGTTGCGCCGCTCGCCAATCCCTTCGACCATCCAATACTCGCCGCAAGGAGGAGATAGTTATGGCAACACTTGAAGAACAATTAGCTGCCTTTAAGGAAGCAAGCCTTCTTGACTTACTTCTTGGCCGCACACCACCGCTACCAGAACCTGAAGACCCGGTTATGCGAAACCTCTACGACGCCAACTTCTTACCTGGCGGCGCACTGGCGGGCAACGCAATTAACTGGCTGAAAACTGCGAAACCAGTTGCGTCCAGTCCCGCGATACGGCAGGCCGGTGTGCTGGCCAAGGAAAAGGCTGCCAGAGTTTTAGCGCAATTGAAAAAGGCTCAGGAAGCCGCGCGTGTCCGGGCAAAAGTACAAGCGGAGCAAGCGGCAATTCGTGCGAACGTTGCACAGAGACAGGCAGCAGCGCAGCGTATCGCAGGTGGTTCGCAGACCTTCGCCGGGTCTAGCCCGGTCCAATTCCGTAATGTCCCACAAGCCACGGAGTTACAACAACAACTTGCGTCTGTGGGTCGCCAGCCGGCACATCCGTTGCTCGGACAAGGCTCTGGACAGGCTTCCACAGCACTGACGCGCGCAGGAAAACCAGAAAATATACCCTCCTCATGGTACACAGAGCCACGACCAAACTATCCTCCAATACAACCAAGTACTCCGCCATTACAGTTGGGAGTTGGCACTAGCGCGGCAGGAACGGGAGGAACTGGCTTGAACGCTGTACTCACTGCGCTGGGCGCTGGTGGCGCTATGCTGGGTGTCATGTCGCTCCTTCCTTATATTGACCAGGCGGACGACGCTACGCTTGAAGCGCTTTCTAACGAATTGGTTAATGCTGGAATAACGGAAGAATCCCTAGCTGGACTTATGGCTGGCGATGCTAAAATCGACTACAGTCAGCCTTATGGCCCGCAGTTACCGCCGACGGCACAGGGCGCGACACACGCAAGCGCCGCTGCGCCTGCTGCGCGTAACATCTTCGGCGCTGACACACCCGCGCCCATGCCACAACCCGAACGTCCCGCAGAAGACATAACCTCTCTGCTCAACGCACTCGGCCTTGAAACCGAATCAGATGTAACTACGCCCGCCGCCGAAAGTGCGCAGACCGTTCATAATTCAACCGGAGATTGGCCGGATTATGCCGGAATGGTCGCGGAACAGTTGATGGCGAATCCGTTTGAAGTGCCGGATTATGGCGCGATGATGGCACAGCACGGCGGACTGTGGACGCCCCAGCAAGTGCAGCAGGCGTATGAGAACGCCCGCAGTCAAGCGGCGATGAACGACCAGAGAGTACAACAGGTTGCGCAGTTGAGGCAGGCGGAAAGGGATTTTTCTTTAAGAGAGCGGCAGCTTGGAATGACTGAGCGCGATCTACGCATACGCGAACGTGATTTTGATCGACGTATGAAAGATGCGGATACAACGGATGAAATACGTAAATTGATAACGGAAAAGTGGGGTGTAACGCCAGAAGAATTTAACATGCTTTCGGGAACCGACCAGGAAACTTTAATGAGAATGAATTTCCCTAAGCTAAATGAAGCGGCGCGAGCGAGAGAATTGGAGAAGTTCAATCGTGATATAGAGTTGTTGAAAGAACGCGAAGCGGCAAGACCAGCAGCGGGCGGGGTAAGTTTGCTTTCTCCACAAGCTGTAAGAAATGCGGCTATACAGCAAATCACGAGTGGAGTATCGCGGTCTTGGGGTATGGGGGCTAACGCTGCGGCTACGCGGGCGGCTGTTGAAAATGAAGTTGCCGAGATTGCGCAAAATCCTAACTTTAATATGGCTATTAATTCAGCAGGGTACAGGTCGGATAGCACTTCACTACGTGATTTACAAGGCGCTGCTGACGGTCTGGACGCATTTGAAGGTTCAATATTTGGAAGTATGGAGCTTGTGCGCGAGTCTTTGAAGAACATACCAGATACCGGCATAGTTTCACTAAATACGTTTGTCCGCTGGTTGGGTCGGCAAACCGGAGATGTGGGTCAGGTGGCATTTGACGCGCTTCTGGGAAGCGTAAATAGCGATATAGCGCGTGCTATGGTAAGCGCCAAGGTATCAGGGGTTACGCTGCCTGAGGGTGCGAGAAACTACTATAATGACATACTCAACAGGAGTTATACGAAAACTCAGTTGATTGCTGCGCTGGAAAATCTGCAAGACACAATTAAAACAAGAAAAGTTTCGTATGACAGTCAGATCAAAAAGATCAATGATCGCATGGAAAAGCGCCTGACGGAAGCACTTGATGGTGGCGGCTTAGACAATACCGGCGTTGAAAAGTGGGATTTTGACGCATCCGGCAACCTGGTTCGGATCAGCGGGGCATCTTCCCCGGCAAGTACAAACATTAATCTCAGCCAGTATGATTTGGATTAGGACAAGCAATTTATGTCAGGAGTTTATTTTGATATTACGGGCGCGAGAAATGCCGGAGCCGGTGAAGAGGCTATTCTTGAACATTTGACGCGCAATCGACGCTTCGATTATCAAGGCGCAATGGCCGCCGGCGCGAGCATTGCGCAAATAAACGATTACCTGTCCAACAAAAAGCCTTCACAAACCAGTTCATATGCTCCGCAGCCGTTACCCGCCAGCCAACCGCGAAATATTGACAGCAATCAGGCAACCATGAGCGCCGCGCCGCCGCGCAATCTTTTACGGCGCGGTTGGGACTATATCAGGGAAATGGGTGAATCGCGCCCGGTTAAACCCGGCGGCGAACCTGTGAGCGCTCTGGGATTGGCGAGTAAAGCCGCGTTTGACATAAGCCCGCAGTTCGCTCGTGAGGAGATTTCCCCGCGTATTGATAATGCTCTCGGCGCAGCGTTTCCAAAAACAGCGGGAGCGCTTCAAGGTATCGCCGAAGCCGCTTCCGGCTTTCTTACTCCCGGCGGCATCGGAATGATAAAGGGTTTGGGCGCATTGGGAAAAGCCGCCGTAAGCGGAGTACGAGGAGCAAAAACCGCGCGAACAGTCGCCGAACTTGGCATTGGAACATCCGCCGCCGTCGGCGCGGTAAAGATGGTAGACGCTGGAGTTGACGCATGGATTGACGGCGATGAGCAGGAAGCCGCGAGACTGCTGACCGGCGCAGGAGTAGACGCCGCGATGACGGCGCTGATTATCGGAGGATGGAGAGCAAAATACAAGAACGCCAAAGCGCGTGTCGATGCCCGTAATCAGATGATTGAAGATGTGAGAGCCGCCGCTGCAAGGGACGTGACGCCCGCGCAATCAGTTCAGGCGCAATCGCCAGGCAACGCGCTGGTCAGACAGCAAGGCCAAAACTCCGCGCCGCAGGCAACTCCGGCCAGAATTGCCGATGCAATCCGCAAGGACAAAGATAATCCGCTATACTTACGCGCTAAAGAGTACGTCCAGCAGGACACTATGGAAAGATACGCGGATGATATAGAAATGGCAAACGAACGAGCGGCGATTCAGGAGGAGGCAAGAGGCGGAAATTATATGGGAACATTTGAGCAAACCGAAGTGCGTGAGCGCCTGAGAAGCACGATTAACAGAGCGCTTTTAGATAAGACATGGCAACAGAAGGTTGTACTCACCGAAGGTGCGGCAGCAGATCCAAGTGGCAAACTGTCTCAAACGTTTGGATTTCCAGTAACCAAGCAGGTGGCCAGTCCCGATGACTTACGCAAAATAGATAAACGACATGGGCAAGGAAAAGAAAAACGTAGAGACCAGATTGGATTAAATGAAGCTGATTATGATAGAATCTGGGAAGTTTTAAGCGATCCTGAAAGCTATAAGAAAACCACATCCAATAACAAAAAACCTTCCGTTGAGTTTAGCAAAAGCTACGCCGATGGAACGCTAGTTGTTGTGGAGGTCGAAACGGCTGAATCTGGAACAGTAAGCCTAAAGTCTGCGTGGAAAATGATACCCGGCAGGAATCATGCAGGGGCGACGCCCTACCCGATCCGTACGTCCGGAAGCACTGCCGGGGCTACACAAACCATACCTCCGTCCACGCCCGGAAGTCAAGCGGAAGTTGAAAAGTGGGAATTTGTCGATGGTGTATTACGGAGGATACGATAATGGCACGAAGAATTGAGTTCAAAGGGCAGGTGCATGAATTTCCAGCCAACGCGACAGATGAACAAATCAGAAATGCGTTAATGGCAATGTCTGACGCCGCGCCGCAACAAGCCGCGTCGTCCGTACCTGAATCGCAAAGAAGCGCTCGCGGATTCGTGGGAAATGTTCTAAAATCCGGGGGAAAATTTCTTGGCGGGATTGTTCAAGCAATAGCGAGTCCTGTGCAGACGGCTAAAGGCATAGGCCAGCTTGGAATTGGCACAGCGGGCAATCTCGCGGAATTGGTCGCGCCGGGATCAGCTTTAGCAAATGAGATTCCATACAAAGATGTGTCTACGGCCTTTGGTGAAATGTATGCTCAACGTTACGGTGGGGCTGAAAATACATTGCGAACGCTTTATGAAGACCCCGTAGGCGCTTTAGCTGATATAACCAGCGTGACGGGAGCGGGAGGTGGCGTATTGACCGCTGCGTCAAAAGGGGCGCAGGCTGCGGGACTTACAAGAACTGCCGGCGCTCTGGCAAAAGGTGGGCAGGTAGCAAAAGCAGCTTCACACAAAGCTGACCCGTTGAGACTTGCCAGAAAGGGTATAAACATACCTCTCCGCGCGGCATTATCACGCACGCAGGCGGCGGAACGGTGGTATCAAAGCGCGTTAAAACCTCAACAGGGGGATAATTTGCCGAACATTCCGAATCAAATTGCTACGGGACTGTCGTATAGAATGCCTGTTAGTCCAGGCGGCGCAGCTAAAATAAGAAAGAGCATTGACAATATGGGGGTTCTTAGGGATGCCATTATCAAAAAGGCGGTTGCCGAAGCGGGTACAAAAGGTATTTCGATAAGCGCCAAGGATGTGACGAAAAGGCTAGGGCCTACCTATGCGAAATTTAGGATGCAAGTAAACCCCTTTGATGACATTAAAGATATAACCAAAGTGCATAATGAATTTAATCAAATGGTACAGAGAGCTGGACTTGAAAACATGCCCGCCGAAATTGCTCAGGAAATATTAAAGGGAACTTACGCGCAGTTGAGGGGCAAATATGGACAACAATCAACTGCAAGAGTAGATGCGCAAAAAGCACTGGCTCGCGGTATAAAAGAGGAGCTTAATGCTGCTATTCCGGAATTATCACCTGTAAATGCAAAAATGTCGGATTTAATCAGTTTAAGAGGTCAGATTGATAAAGCTGTAAATCGAATTGCGAATACTGAAATTTTCGGCATAGGCACTCCACTTGCAACAAGTGCGGTAAAGGCAATGACTGGCAGTCAATCAATGGCCTTAGTTGCCGGGCTACTCAGGGCAACCCTGAGTAGGCCAGCAATTCAATCTCGACTTGCTATCGCAATTCACAATGCGAGATTGAAAAACCCTGCGAAGTTCCGGGACACCAGGGCATTCTCGGCACTTTCACGCGTAAATGAATACATAAATTCATTGGATGCACTTATAGCCACAGAGGGAGCGCCGGACGAGGATTTTGAATCGTCAGAGTATGGCTATTAGATTCATTGAACAAAAGCCATTAAACACCCGGCGACTTATTTCCGGCGTCATATTCCCTGATAAGTCTGGAAATATTTTCAACGATGTCGCCGTCAGAATGGGCGATGGTCGCGGCGAATATTTCGCCATGTTCCTCAGTCTTGTCAATGAGATATTCAGCGAATATCCTCAACGTTCTGTTAAAATTTCTCCGGTCGGAGAAAAGTTTCTGGTAGCGGTCGTACAGCTCTTGACTGCAATCAAGGAACAGGCGTGGTCTAAAACTGTCATATGATGTAATCATTATTTAATCTCCATAATCAACTATAACATACGCCGGTTTCATCGGAAAAAAGATGTTTTTGTTTCATTGCGTTTTCCAGTCTTTTGCTTGCCGCCGCGTAGTAATCTTTGTCAAGCTCAAATCCGATGTAATCATGTTCCATTTCGTAACAGGCAATCAGGCTTGACGTGCTACCGACGTGAGTATCAAGAATCTTGTCGCCGGGTTTCGCGTAGTTTTTGAGTAACCAGCGATAGAGCGCAACGGGTTTTTGGTTAATGTGGATTTTCGGCTCATACTTACCTCCTACGGGGTGGAGAAACCCGTTCAATCTAAACTCGAAAATCCGCATAGGTTTGTTGAAAGATGAATAAGCGATTTCGCAGTCGGCGAAGTCTAAACCGCGGCGGCATTTGTCCCAGACTATCCATCCCGGACTTGAAAAGTCGAACCTGTTACAAAAGTGATTCGCGCCCCAAATAATTTGATTGCGCGAAACTCTGAATAATTCTACAAAGTATGCCTCGTCCGGCGGATGTTTGTCAAAATCCGATTTTTTGAATTGCCTTGCTTCGACGCGTTTGGCGTTTCGCCTTGACAACGACGGGCGGTTGGCAGAGCCAATTTCACCTAAACTCGCAAGGTTTAAGCCGTAAGGAGGATCAACAATAGCCAGTTCAAAATACTTATCCGGCAACTGCGCCATGCCTTCCATGCAATCCATATTGTAAAAAGAATTATACTCAAACATCATGATTAGCCTTTATTTATTAACAACCGGAATGCCGAGTTCCTTTGCCAGTTTTATTTCTGCGGCCATGCCTTCGCTGATAATCATACTGAACACCCATACCTCGTCACACTTGCGCAGGAGGTTTAACCCATGTTCAATAGCTTTTGCGCGTTGTCTTGGATTTGTGTCAGAGAAAAACGACTGGTAAAAACAATGCGGCGCGACGGGCGTGTGACCGTCGTTGATTACGTCCCGGCAAAAGTTCTCGGCTTTTTTGATATTGCGGTCGGATTTTCCGCGAGAATACGGCGGATTCCCCCGGCAGGGACTACATACATAAATAAGTTTCATAAACGCACCTCCCAGTTCTTACAGCATTGCTTTGCATTTCATATTTCCTTCGCCTTTTCGACTTCGTTACGCGCCCATTCAAGCCAGCATTCTTCAGCATCGCCGCAGTCTTTTTCTTTAGGGTTTTGGCACTTACAATTAAAACTTGTGGCCGGACAATTCTGGTGACTATTCTTAGAGACTGTTTTTATTATCGCATCCCTTTCCGCTTTCAGTTGCCGGACTTCCGCACTTGCGACATTCAGAGCTTCATTTGCTGCGATTAGTTCGGCGTTAAATTTAATCGCAACTTTCTCATTTGATTTTTTCAACTGCCGGACTTCCGCGACAAGCTCAGGAATGTCTTCGCGAGCATGAGTTATAAAGTTCGCATTTTCATAATCTTCTATTCCGCCTATATATTTATCTTCACATATAATCTGGTGACGTCGCATATCGACATGCTTCCACTTTCCTGGCGTTGCCGCATTCGCCCGCGCTTCGATTTCGTTAAGTTCGTTTTCTGTCATTCTTTCACCTCCCTTTTAAACCATGATTTTAGCGCCAACATACATCTTTCGTTATTCTTATCACGAGTACAATTATTTGCATATATCGGGCAGTAGACGTGGCAACTATAAGACGGCAGGTTAATGAGAATGTCGATTGCATCTTCCCAAATCAAACCATCTCGCCATTTATCAAAGGTTGTCATTTTTGCTCCTTTGCTCATGGTTATTTTTCTCCTTAATAAGCACATAATAAACGTCTTTTATGAATCATAAAAAAGACGCAGTTATCCCATAAAGACCGAATAATCGGTTTTTTAATTTGCGGTAACGCAGCGGCGTTACATGGCGCTACAGCGTTACATGGCGTTTCGTTACCTCCAGTGTTCATCGGAATCACATTCTTCCGTTGCCGGTTGAAACATCCACGGCTGCGGGCGGAAGTCTTCCGTAATGCCGAGGTCTTGTTCCAGTTGCGTTATGCGTTTGTCCAGTATGTCAATGTTAAAATTAATCGCAATAACACAAGTCATTATTAATATTACTATTGACGCCATAATAATACACACGAATAAAACCTCTCGTTTACTCATCTTTCACCACCTTCACGATTTTCTCTAATCCTTCCAATATGTTATTAGCCACCGTGTAATAATCAGCATTGTACCTAAACATAGTGCTATCGACACAACATCCTGCCAGCTACGTTCCATTACTACCTCCAAAATATCTACGTTGTGTTCACCGGAATTTGCAGCGCGTATCAGCTTGCCTTCCATTGGCGGACGCTGATTTCCTTCGCGCCGGTCGCTTTGAGTAACAGCGGCTTATAATTTTCAATCAAGCATGTTTGAAAGCTTTCCGTCGGAACGGTTAACTCCAATGTTCCATCCCTGATTCCCTGACAGATAACCGGGTCAAACCATGTGCTAAAACACTGACTTCCAACGGTTTCGCGTATAGTTTTCAGCGCTTTAACCCATATTGTCGGCTGATTTTCCGGCTTTTGATAAACCTGCGTAGGCTGTTCCGGTTCAGACTTTGTAACCGAAGCGCGGGCTTGCGGGCTGATTTTCGCCATAGGCGGCGGATTACCTTCCCACCTGCGCTGATTAAGCCATGTGTTTGGTAGAGGTACGTACTGTTTGTCCTGCCATTGAAGCGATTGCCGTGCGAGACCGATCCACCGAATCATTTCGCGCACCAGCTCTTCATCGGGGTTGAGCTGTTTGAAATTTTTCAAAGCCGCATGTTTCGCTTCGTGGCGCGGATACGTTTCCCAAAATTTTTCAAAAAGATTTTCAACGCTCGCGTTCGCGTCCGATTGCAAATCGGACGAAAGCTTTTTCTGTTCTGTTCTGTTCTGTTCTGTTCTGTTCTGGGCGTTACATGGCGTTACATCCGTTACATCCGTTACATGTAACGTTACATTGGCGTTACATGATTGTGTGGTTTCCGTATTACATTGATTTGATTGTATTTGCTGTTTTTGACGTTCTCGGAATCTTTTTACTCGCTCCGCGCTGTCATCGTCACGCTCACGATCCGGCTGCCGCTTTCCCCAGTTAGTAATCCAATCATCAAAAATCATGCCTTTCTTTTTTAATGCGTTGACGATGGACTCTGTAGTGCCGTCTTCGTATCCATACAATACGTCGATGGTCTCCGTGTCGAATCCAAGTATGTGTCCCCTGTCATCACTCTGCGAAGCATGTTCCAGAAGCGCAATCCACACGGCGACAACATCTCCAATTTTTTGTCCGCTGATTTTTGCTATAATCGGCCATTTGCTATCTGAAGTAATTCCATGATGTGCCCGAAACCAATCCATTTCAAATTTCCTGGTGCCGCACTGGTGCCATAGCGGCAAGTAAAAACGGCTCACAAGGTTACGACCCGTTGCGCGAGGTCTCGCCAAGTGGCGCAATTAAACAATTTACGGGTTTTGATAAAGAATGGACAGATTAAGTTATAGACTCTTAATCAGTAGGTTGAAGGTTCGATTCCTTCGCGGCTCACCAATAAAATCAATAACTTACAGCCACATACAAAATTGGATATTTTCTCTAGCCACCGTATAGCCACCAAAATAAAAAAATGATGCCGTTCCGGGCGTTCATTTCCAGCGACGTTTTCAGTAACCGGTAAGCCTGCGGTTACTCCCGGCACATGATGAACCGTCAAGTATTCCTTGCGGGTTGGTCGTCCCCGTGAACTCCAGAAGCGATACACGGACGCCGGGTACGGTTATA